TGATTGCCGGATGCAGTGATACAGCAAATGTCAGTGCGGGACAGGAAAACACAATGGTACTGGTGGGAAGTGGACAAGAATATCTTATTTATGCAGATAATGACACAGGAGTGATGTATTTATATATCACAATAAGTACGGGCGGCGGTCTTACCGTTATGCTCAATGCTGATGGTACACCGAAGATCTGGCAGGGAGAAGAATAGGAAAAGAAAGTTTTAGGGGGGGAATGTGCGTGGATGAAAAAGAAATATACGAGATCTGCATGAACGTGGACAGCATCATAGCTGATAAACTGACAGAATCAATCATTATTGGGACCAGTTACGACATACTTGAAGCACACTACGGCATTCTCCCAATCAGCAGGAGGAGTTTTTACAGGAGAAAAGGCACAGCGCAGAGACTTATGCGGCAGAGGATGGCGCATCTGGTGGAAGAAAAGAACGGGCAGTATATGATCGTATGGGGAAGAGAGGAATAACAGCCTCTCTTTTATTATGCCCTAAAGTTGGCACAAATCCATGCTTGACCTGTCCTATAATTATGATATGAGGAAAGGACTATGCCATGTATAAAACACAGAGAAATTACGAAAATGCACAGAGGATATTATTTGACGGAGTCGGGCAGTATGACATACCGGAGTTAGAGCCTGTACAATTTGATAATGCAGAATTTATCGGATTCAATTATGCGAGGAACGCAAAAGAACCGGAGAATAAGGCAGTACATTTCTTCCTGGATGATTACCAGTTTACCAGAGTATGGACAGACCCGGATAAGTACACGGCAATGTTGCAACGGTTTAAGTATGTGCTGACACCGGATTTCAGTCTGTATACGGATTTTCCAAAGTCGTTACAGATCTATAACCATTACCGTAAGCACTGGCTCGGCGCGTACTGGCAGATGCATGGAATCAATGTTATTCCTACGATTTGCTGGAGCGATCGGAAGTCGTTTGAATGGTGCTTTGATGGAGAACCTACACATGGTGTTGTTGCAGTTTCTTCTGTAGGAACACAGAACAGTGAGGAAGGGAAACAGCGGTTTTTAGATGGTTATTTTGATATGGTGGAGAGATTGCAGCCGGCACAGATTATTTTTTGTGGCAAAGTCCCGGATGAGTGTAAGGGAAATATTGTACATATCAAGCAGTTTAGTGAGAAGTGGCATGAGGCGGAGGTGGCGCAGTGGTAGAGAATTTGCAGTTCTTTGGTGGCAGAGGAGCCAGTAGTGGATTAAGCGATAAAGGTAAGAAGTATGGCAGTGAATATAAAACACTATATCAGACTGGAAATATAAAATTTGTTAGTTATAATAATGGATCAGCTACAGCACCAATGGAAACCATGACAGATGGGCGAGTGTATGCAGTTGTAAATACCAAGAATGAAATAAAAAGTATCTCATATTACGATAAAAACAAGAAGCGGTATAAGCAAATTGATACAGGGCATTTACACAATGTGAACGGAAAAAAGATTGATCTGCATACACATAAGGGATATATACATGACGAAAAGGGAACGTATGAGGTAAGTCCAAAAGAAAGAAAAATGATTGAAAGAGTGCAGAGGGCATGGTATTATCATATTAACAGGTAGTAGTTTAGGAAGGAGAACACACAGCAATGTGAGGCTCCGGTGGTCAATCCGGGCACCTGTAAAAAGATACCATGTCCTTGATGGATGCGGTATCTTTTTTATTGCCATGAAAGGAGATGATCGGTTGGCAGCAAAGAAAAATCCATTAGCTGATAAAGCATATGAACTGTATAAGGACGGCATGAAGCTGGTGGACATTGCTGACCAGCTTGGGAAACCGGAAGGAACAATCCGCAGATGGAAAAATACATATGACTGGGATAGCGAACGTTCGGATTGCAAAGCGAACGAAAACGAACATCCAAAACGAACGAAAGATAAGAAAAACGGGAAGAAGTTGACGCCAAAGCAGGAAGCATTTGCTGCTGAATATATTAAGAACGGTGGAAACGCTACGCGAGCAGCAAAGGATGCGGGATACGCAGAAGCGCGAGCTGCTATCACAGGATCCGAGAATGTAAGGAAAAGTAATATTTCGGAAAGTATCGCCGAGCAGATGGAGCGTATCGAGAAAGAACAGCACCGTGACATTATGAGTCTTGCAGAAATACAGGAACGCAGAAGCATGATAGCAAAAGGTATGTTGAGGGATGGGGAGGGATATACACCGGAGTTCAAGGATCAACTTAAGGCAATGGATGGACTGGAAAAAGCACTGACAATAGCAGAAAAGCAGAGAATTGAACGGGAGGAGAAAGAAAAGCGGGAGAAAGCACCTCTGTGGACGATACCAATCACAGACATTACTTCCGATTTTGTGGAAATCTACCGAACAGTGCATGAAGCATTCGCCGGGGAGATAGATGTGCATGAGATTGTATCTAAGGGCGGTCGTGGTTCTATCAAGTCCAACTTCTGGGGAGACCTGGCATACGAGACCATCCGGCAAGATCCACAGGCACATATTGTATATACCAGACGATACAAGGTTGACTTGCGTGGATCTGTTTATAACCAGTTCATGAAGACTGTGATCCGGTACAATGATCTGGATAACTGGGATTTCAAACAGTCTCCTATGTGCGCGGTGTATAAGCCGACCGGACAGATGGTTATGTTTGTGGGAGCGGATAAACCTATCAGTTTAAAATCGTTTAATGTTCCATTTGGATATGTAAAAATGCTGATTCATGAAGAATGTGACGAAATGGCAGGCGTGGAGCAGATGGATAATATCGAAGATACATTTCTCAGATCTGATACGCCAGCGTTGGATATCAAGATATTCAACCCACCCAAAAGTAAGAATAATTTCATGAATCAATATGTGGAAGAGTGTAAAACAAAGCCACAGACAAGGATCTGCCACAGTTATTATTACAACGTGCCGGTGAAGTGGCTCGGTAAACGATTTTTTGAACGTGCAGAATGGTTCAAGGCACATAAGCCGCTATATTACCGTAACAACTATATTGGCGAAGTAACCGGTACCGGCGGCGGTATCTTTGATAATGTGGAAGAGCGGACCATCACGGATGCAGAAATTGAAAATATGCCATTTTTTTATCATGGTCTGGACTTTGGATTTGAGCACCCGCAAACATTCGAGGTTGCCTACTATGACGAAGACACAGATACATTGTATTGCGTGTCGGAGGTATTTGCCAAGCGGTGCAAGAACAGCGCATTTGCCCGAAAGATTAAGGAATACATTACAGAAGAGATCATATGTGACTCGGCGCGCCCGGATGCCATTGCAGAGCTGCAGGATTGGGGATTTAATGCGATCGGTGCCAAAAAGCGTTGGGGTTCCGGCAAGGGAAGGGATTATTGCTGGGAATGGCTGCAGCAGACCACAAAGATTGTGGTTGATCCGGAACGATGCCCGCACCTTGCGCATGAGCTTACAACCTTGGAGCATGAGCAGTTGGCAGACGGTAGCTTTTCGGATGCTTATCCAAAACTGGACGAGGACTGCGTAATGGCTTTGATATATGGTCTGAACCGTGTGATTATGGAAAGCAGACGCAATAATGGACTGTATGATGACGAGATAGACGAAGATGAGGAGGAAGAGGACGATGGAGAATATGAAGATTAATGTTCTCGGAACAGAATACAAAATTGAGACACACAAAGTATCAGAGGATAAGTATCTGGAAGAAAATAGCTTAGCCGGTTATTGTGGCGAAGAGAGCAAATTGATTGTTGTTGCGGATATGTCAGAAGAAAAATACTTTGACCTGAGTGAAGAAGAACAGAAGTCATACAGGAAAAAGACGTTGCGCCATGAAATTGTGCATGCATTTTTGAACGAGAGTGGATTATCAGATTCTTCAAACCAGTATAATGGCGGTTGGGCAAAAAATGAGGAAATGGTTGATTGGCTTGCTATTCAGTGGCACAAGATAGATGAAGTATATAAACAGCTTGGCATTTAAGGCGGTGACATATGAACATATTCACACGAGTAAAGGAGTTTATCATGAATTTATTCAAAATAAGTGCAGAGAAAGAATTTAATGTTGATATTATTTCTTCTGATCTGATGGAGATGGCACAGATCGAGTGGCAGAACATCATTAAGGGTAGACCGTACTGGATGAGCAAGACTGTGCGCACAATCAATTTTGCAAAGTTTCTCTGCTATTACACCAGCAAAAAGACTTGTCTGGATCTCAATGTGACAATCAGCGGTAGTGACAGGGCAAATTATATCAGTCAGTGCATTGGTGCAATGATCCAGAAGTCTATCCGGGATAAGGTAGAGGATGCCTGTGGTGCGGGCGGCATTATTTTTAAGCCGAGCGGTACATATAATCCGGCGGGAGCAATCGACTATGTAATGCCAGGCAGCTTTGCAGTGACAGAGAAGAACAGCAACGGGGATATCCTTGGGGTTATATTTATTGACCGGCAGATCAAGGGAGATAATTACTATACCAGATTGGAGTACCAGCACTTTACATCTTCAATCTCTGACGATGGAGAAGGAGTTGGAAGAACATACACCATTGAGAATAAGGCTTTCAGATCAAAGGGCAGCGACAGTCTGGGGCGCAGCATTGCACTGGCAGATGTACCGGAGTGGAAGAATATACCGGAATCAGTCACAATCTCCAATGTGGAAAAGCCATTGTTTGGGTATTTCAAGATGCCGTATAACAACACCATTGACTATACATCACCGGAGGGCGTGGCAGTATTTGCAAATTGTATCGAGGAACTGTGCAATCTGGATGTAGCGTGGAGTAGAAAAGATGATGAAGTCGATGATTCGCAGCATATTACATTTATTGATGAAAATGCATTGATGAAACGCGATAAGAATACTGGAGATAAGGAAAGACTTGAACTTCCAAGATTTGTAAAGGGATTGAGGATGGGGGTTGAAGCTTCTAATACGGTTAATGAACATGTACCAACACTGTTGACAGAACAGAGAGTTGCAGATATTAATTCCATTTTATCTATGATATCAACCAAGGCAGGATTCTCACAGGGGCAGTTTGTTCTTGACCGAAAAACTGGCATTGCTACAGCTACAGAGATTGAGAGTGACGATAGTGAGACTGTAGAGACAATCACAGATATCCGGAATGCACTTAAAACAGCTATTAAAGATCTGGTGTATGCGCTGGATAAATACTGTGATGTATTTTTTAATATGCCGAGCGGGTACGTCAACGCACTGGATGAAAGCGTAGCGGATGAAGATGTATTTTATTTTAAGGATCTGCTGGCATCGTTTGAACAGGATCGAACCAGAGCATATCAGCTTATGATGAACGGTGTATATAGTAAACGAAAATACCTCAAAGAATATGAGGGATTTAATGATAAAGAGATTGATGAGATGTTTGCGGAGTGTGACGAAGAAAATGCAGGGGAGGACAAAGGCGGACTGTACGGGGAGGAATAAAGATGGTGCTAAAAATAATCATGCTCTTATTTTGTGTTTCATTTATAGAAGAAATGGATAAGGCAAGGAAAAAGAAAAAAATATGTGACACAATTTACTGGGGATTTTTAATGGTAAGTGCGGCGATTGCAGTATGGGGGATGTAAATGAGGTACGACAGGACCGTTGGAAACGTAAATATAAGGCTTGATACAAGCAGAATTGACGGAAATCTTAGACGCGCACAGGATAAACTGGACATGCAGGTCTTGAATGACATGATTCCATATATGCCGTTTCAACAGGGATCTATGGTAGGAGCGACGAATATTGTTGAACCCGGATTGATTGAGACGAATGTGCCATATGCGCATTATCAGTATATGGGAGAATTGTATCTGACAGAGGATGGAAGATCATGGGCGCACAGCGGAGAAAAGAAATATCCAACTGGCAGGCCATTGCACTACGATGCGAACGGGCATCCGAAAGCTACGGATCATTGGTTTGAGAGAGCGAAGGAAACACATGGTCAAGAATGGGTTGATTTAGTTAAGAGAGAGGTAGGAAGAGGATAATGTTAACGCCGGATTATTTTTACGGAAAATCAGATAAACTGATAGAAATGTATCAGGAACTGGAAGATTGGATTATCAGTGATATAGCAATGCGTTTGATAAAATCCGGGGAAATGTCTGGCACTACTGATCGGGAACTTTGGAAACTCCAGCAGATGGGATTGCATCATACTGAAATTGTAAAAAGAATTTCAAAAATGACAGGAAAGAGCAGGGATGAAGTGCGGCGTTTGTTGCGTGATAGTGTCATGACATCATTCTCTGATGATGCAGAGGTTTTAAAACGGCTTGGAGATATTCAAACACCTTTGCAAAATAATGCAGCCATCATGGCAATGAATGCCGAAATGATGAAAACATTCGGAGAATTGAATAACCTTACGAGGACAACTATGTTACAGACACAGAGAGATTTACTCAATATGCTGAATGAGGTAGATTACCGTGTGGCATCTGGTATGCAGTCGTATAACAGTGCAATATGTGAAGTGCTTGACAGATATGCACAGAGCGGCGTTGTAATTGATTATCCAACGGGTGCCAGGCGTTCTTTAGAAGCGGCAGTGCGTTGCTGTGTTGTTACTTCTATGAATCAGACGGCTGCTCAGGTAACTAATCAATACATAGCGCAAAAAGGAATAGAGTATGTTCTTGTATCGGCACATATGGGAGCGCGGCATAGCAAAAAGTTCCCGGATGGAATACCATCACACGATCATTGGCAGGGAAAAGTATATAAAATCGTCGGGAGCGATAAAGACGCACCAAATCTGTTAGATGCAACCGGATACACCGTAGATCCAAAGACAGGACAGGGAAGAGTTGTAGATCCTCTTGGACTGCATGGATATAATTGCAGGCATTCCCATAAGCCGTGGGATAAGTCTCTGCGAAATCCTTATGTTGATGCAGATGGAAATCCTAAAATTGATGCGCACGAGAGCCAGGAATTGTATGAGAAACAACAGCAGCAGAGATCAATGGAGCGTGCTATTCGGCAGACCAAGCGCGAATTGCTGGCAAAACAGGCAGAGTTAAGCGGCATAGCAGAGACTGATGCAAAAGATATGTTGCAGCCACAATATGATAAACTTGCTTATAAACTGCGGATACAAAATCAAAAATATAAGCAATTCTGCGCGGATAATGGATTGCAGACACAGGCTGATAGAATTAAGGTAGCCGGATTTAAGAGGACACAGGCGTCAAAGGCAAACGGCAGGGCGACGGCTTATAGCAATTCTGTCAAAGTTCCGATGGAAAAAGCGAAGAATGTGGGTTATACTAAAAGAACAAAGAAAGAACTTGAGCAGACTGCACGACAGATAAAGGATGAGATAACGCAATACTCTGATAGACCGTCGAAATGGAGTGGGAATATTATTGTTGATAATTTAATGATGTCTGGCGGAACATTGGGGGCAAAAGAATGGTCCTGTGATATTTCTCTTATTGATACGGCTGACGATGGAACCATATGGCATGAAATGTTACATTCGTGTTCTTGTAGTTATTATAGGCATGAGGTATATGATGCAAATGAATATATAGAAGAAACCAGTGTGGAATGGTTGAAACAGCAAATTTGTAAAGAAAAAAATATTGCAAATTCGTATGCTTATGAAGATAAAACAATTGTTCTGCAGTCATTAAATGATAGTTTTTTATTTGGTACAGATATGGAATTTGCAAAAGAATTATATAATGTACCGCTTCCAGAGCGCTATCAATGGTTAAAGAACAGGGTTGATGAATATTTGAAAAGAGCAGGTGCTTCAAATAAAGATTACGAGGATGTCATGAACTTTGTTGAAAGATTGAAAGGTGGCAGTAATGGCAGACATTAAAGGACTTTTAAAAACAATTCAAGAGTATAATAAAAAATATGTTATTACTGAAAATTCAAGTGAAGCAGATAAACTGATTGCAAAAATAAGAGAGAAAAAATATTCGAAAGAAGACTATTTTGAAACCGAAAAAGCGGTATCCGATTTTATGAAATCAGATGCATCCGAAGAAGATAAACAAAAAGTTCGTGGTTATACAGAGTCATTATATATGATGATATCTGCAATCAGAGATTATGGACTGGATATTTAGAGGTTATATATAACGGAATGAATAAAAGACAGGCACAGGCTGAGTATTTGAATTTATTAAATAAAAAACTTGATGAAGAAGAAAAAATTATAGAGGATGCAAAGCGGAAAGGGATCTGGAAAGATGTTCTTGATTCAAACAGAGAACTTTTTAAAGAATTGGATACAGAATTTGCAAGAAAAATAGAGAAATTGAAAGCTAAAGGTCAAGGAGAGGGAGCATAGTGCTTCCTCTTTATTGCCTTCGTTGGTCATCAATATAGAGTATAGTAGTGCCATACGGTTCAATATATAATGTCTTGTCAATTCTGCGAACATAGTTTTCGTTGCCATCATTGCGGATTTGAATTTGATAGGATACTGTTGCGTTTTTACTGGTAAAAGATAAATCTCCTTTTTTAAAATCACCGTTTTGGTCAAAATATAATTTATAAAGATAAAAATCGCCATGATTACCATGAGAACTTAACCACAGATAAAATGGATATTTGCATTTCCGCATGGTCGAGGTATATGGGGTAAGTCTAAGATGGGAAACGGGAAGGTTACTCCCTATAGCAGGATTAGTGTCAATTTTATTTGGTAATAGGGTACCTTTAAAATATTTATAAAAAGGTTTGATAAGAGCATTAGCGTTATGAAGATATTCGTATGCTTTATCAAGATTATAGGTATCTAGGCAGATGCATGTGAAATGCTCATAAATGAATTGGTGTTTTAAATCGAAAGGTTTCATATCATAAATAGCCACGTCTTGATAGGTTATATTTAAGTTATTCTCTTTTTTGCGTGCTTCACGTTTATAATATTGCTCCATTTTAGGGTTTGGTGTATATGTGGATGTGGCAGCTATCTGAACAGATGCGACGGAATTTGTAGCGTCTGGAAGTTTGAATAAATCGAGTATTTTTTGCATTATTGACATTGGCGGATGCTCCTTTCTACTAAGAGATAAGAGTATTTTAGCATACTAAGAGCAGATGTGCATTATAAAGTCCCCCGCTTACATAACGTAGGCGGGGATTTTAAGAAATATTATTCGGTTTGTGGAGATTTACTTTTGACAAGATTAATATAATTTGGAATATTACTGCATATGAAATCAAACAATAAGTTGTATTCCAGTTCAGTTAGAGTGACCTCGGTAGAATCTTTTTTTAGTACAACATCGAAAGTATCACAAAGAGGATATTCATGAAAATCTACATCGTCATACAGATATTGTAGAAGGGAAGTCATTGCATTTATTCCATATAATACTTCATCAGAGTAAAAATTTGTTTCATCATCATCCCAACCTAACAAAAAATCAGGAGTGGTTTCGAGAGCTTTTGCTATTAATAATATTTTTGATTGAGGAAGCCCACGTCCATCATTTTCTATTTTATTAATAGACGATCTTGATCTATATCCTATTTTTTTTGCAAGTTCTTCTTGGGACATGCCGAGTTCTTCACGTTTTTTTCGAATTCTATCACCAATTTCCATTATAATCACCTCGTAATTATATATTAGCATTGTGTAGAAAAAAATTCAACTTTTATTGAAATAAATGTTGACAATTATTAAACAAAAGAGTAACATAACAAATGTGGACAAAATGCCAACAATAAGAAAGGATGGATGAAAATGGTAGATACACAAAAATTATGTAAGAGAATAGATGAGTCTGGATTAAAAAAGTATCACATAGCTTCGAAGGTCGGCTTGACTACTTATGGATTACAAAAGAAAATTAATAACCAAACACAGTTTAAAGCCAATGAAATCGAAGAATTATGCATTATATTGAAAATTAAGACATTAGAAGAAAAAGAAAAAATTTTTTTTGCAAAAAATGTTGGCAAAATGGAAACAAAAAAGTTGCAAAAAAAAGAGTAAACACCCACCGACAAAAGTTCGTGTTTACTCAAAATGGAACCTATTAAATATAGGAATTTCCTATTCGCATTATAGGGGATTCCGCCAGTTTTTGCAAGGAGGAATTGCAAAATGCAGAATGAAGTAGTAAAAGTGAATGAAAAACGGATTGTTGCGGTAGAGTGGAATGGCGAGAGAGTTATTACAACGGCGCAACTGGCAGACGTTTATGAAACATCGGCTGATAATGTTAGGGTAAATTTCAATAACAACAAAGATAGATTTACGGAAGGAAAACATTACTACATTCTCAAAGGAGAGGAACTGCGGATGTTCAAGCGCAACGTAAATGATATTTACGCTGTGAAACCTAACATTAATCAAATTTACTTATGGACAAAGAGAGGAGCAAGTAGACACTGTAAGATTCTTGACACAGATAAGGCGTGGCAACAGTTTGATTGCTTAGAAGAAAATTATTTCAATCCACAGCCAGTACATTCCATTACATATCAGTATCCAGTATCTCCGGCGGCACTGGAAAGTGCAACAAATGCTGGTCGTTTATTTGAGCGTATAATGAAGTCAGAGGGTGCCTGCCCGCATGAAATTGCTATGGTGGTTAAATCAATATTCAATCAGGCAGGAATTGAAGTCAGAGAGCAGTTTGTCAAAATTCCGGCATATGAGCAATTAGCACTGGATATTATCACACGGTAGGGGGGTGCACTATGGCAAGAATAAAAGATACTATGAAAGTGATAAGCGATACAAGAGGTAAAATTGATAAAAATTATGATATGTTTGCGTCAAATATTATACATATCAGTAATGCAAGTGCAAATACATATGAAGCAATTAATAATGCTTTTTTCTTTGGATACGCACAGGGGCAAAAGGCAGCCAAAGCAAAAAGGCGAAATGTGTAAAGTATGGTGGTGCTTAGAGAACTTGGAAACAGACTCTTTTTTCTTTGCTTAAAAATGGCACAAATCTTTTTCAATCTCATGATACAATTAGACATGAGGTAAAAGATATGGAGAACATAGAGAAAATGATAGATGAAAAGAAGAAACAGATGGTGGAGTCGTTGAAAAAAGGAAATTCGGTAGAGATCCATGCTTCTAAAGATGGAATCAAGGTATATGAAGTAAGAAAAAAGAAAATTTGATAATTGGCGCATAGAAATGGCTATGTGCAACAGCTAAAAGGAGCTGACTTCTTAGAAAAATCTAAGAGGCTGGCTCTTTTTTGTTTTTGGGAAATAGTTCAACAGGAAGAATAAAAACAAAAGATGTGGGTTCGAATCCCGCTTTCCCGATTGCCAGCTATGGAGTAAATAGCAACTCATTCGCGCCGGACTGACCGGAGTAAAAACTTGGAAAGAAAGAGGTAAGGAACATGGTTAAAGTAATCAGCGAATTGGAGAAGATTGGTCTGTCACTGACAGATGAGCAGAAAGAATCCATCAAAAAGAGTATGGGCGAGGAATTATATTCTAAGCAGGAATTGGACAAGAAACTTTCCAAAACGCAGGAACTCGAAGAAAAAAATAAGGAACTTGTAGGAAAGCAGGAAACTCTTGAAAAGGAATTACAGACTATGAGAGATTCCGCACCGGATGCAGATGCACTGAATCAGAAGATTGCAGAACTGACGACCACACTGGAGACAGAACGTAAGGAGCGCGCAGAGAAAGACGAAAGGGCAAGGCTTGATGGTCTTGTAACAGATTTCTTTGCTGATAAGCATTTTGTTAATGCTATCACGGCAGACGCGATCAAAGCGCAGCTGGTCGACAAACTTAACTCTGATGAAGCACGCGGAAAAAGTATTTCAGATCTGTTTGACACCATTGTCAAGGATGATAAAGGCAATTATAAGCCGGACATTCTCATTGATGATAAGACATTCCAGGCGCAGCAGAACCGCAGCCAGATTGTCGGAAATCCAATTAATCAGCCGGATGGGGCAAAACTTTCTATGGCTGAACTTATGAAACTGAAAAACAAAAACCCGGATATGGACATTACGCCATATCTGAACAGAAAGAAGGAGAAATAACACATGGCATTATTTGATTTGGTAAATTTCAATGGTGAAGTATTTGATGCGGCAGTGCGCGAGACTCCGAATCTGCGTTTAAATGAACTACTTCATTGCGGCGCGATCGTAGAGCGTGGCGAGTATGCATCTTTATTGCCGGACCAGAAGGGCGGTAACTTTATCACAACTCTGATTAAGGCGCGTTTATCTGGCAAGACCGTAAATTATGACGGCAAGACAGACATTACAGCAGAAGAGCGCGGCAATTACACTATGGGGCGTATCGTTGTCGGCAGGGCGCAGGGATGGACAGAGAAAGATTTTGTATCTGATATTTCGGGGGATGATTATTCTGCAGCAGCCGGAGAGGTCGCAGAGTTCTGGGATGATGTAGATCAGGATACGCTTCTTAGCATCCTTAAAGGTGTGTTCTCTATGAGTACCGGAGAGGGTAAGAAGTTCGTAGATGCGCACACCTACGATATTACTGCAGAAACAGAAAATACTTTCGGACCTACAACCCTTAACAATGCAATGCAGAAAGCACTGGGAGATAAGAAAGCAAACTTCTCACTTGCAATCATGCATTCTGTGGTCGCTACAAATCTGGAGAATCTTAAGCTGCTGGATTACATGAAATATACAGATGCCGATGGTATCGAACGTGATCTGGGGCTTGCTACCTTAAACGGCAGGATCGTACTTATTGACGATACGATGCCGGCTGTGGAAGTTGCAGAATCTTCTAAGGGTGCGGGGGACGGATATACAAAATACACCACATATGTTCTTGGCAACGGAGCAATCGAGTATACAAACTGCGGTGTAAAGGTTGCATCTGAAATGGATCGTAATCCGGCGAAGAATGGTGGAGAGACAACATTGTATACCAGACAGAGAAAAGTATTTGCTCCATACGGTATTTCGTGGAAGAACACAGGCGTGATCTCTCCGACCGGTGTACAGTTAGAGACAGGAACAAACTGGGAAATTGCGCAGAACAACTCTTCTGATAAACCGGATTACTTCCCGGCAAGAGCGATCAACATTGCGCAGATCATTACCAGGGGGTAAGAGAGAGGGGGATCTCTGATGGGATACACCACATATGACTTCTACAAAGAAAAATATTATGGGGATTCTATCGGGGAATCCCTTTTCCCCAAGTGGGAAGATCGCGCATCCATGAAACTGGATCAACTGACCTATGGACACATCAATGATGATACCAGGGAAGAATTTGACGAGCGTATCCAGAAAGCCACCTGTGCATTGGCGGATCTGCTCTACCAGATAGATTTCAAGACCAGCCATGCCAGTGATGAAAAGGGCGGCAATATTAAGTCAATGTCCTCCGGCGGTCGGTCTATCAGCTTCGGAACTAATGAGACACTGATTGATAAGGTGCTTGGGGATAAGGTAGCGCAGAACCGGTTGTGTTATGACACGGTGTGTGAATACTTATCCGGCACCGGATTGTTATACGCGGGGTATGAATGATGGGATTTTTTGATAACAAAACAGTTACTCTTTTCAATCGCTCATACAACGGGGAGACCGAGAAAGAAACCTACTATCCGACTTTGCTTGAAGGTGTAGACCTTGTGGAAACCAAAGGTGCAAACGTCTCTAAGAGCGGCATGGATAGTGCAGATGCAGTAAAGCTATTTGTCGATGTCGGCAAAATGGCAAAGCCCTATCTTCCACCGAAAGAGTGGAAAGAATTGTCCGAGAAAGAGAAACCGAACTACATCACATTTACACCGGCAGAGGACTTCTTTATCAAGGGAGATCATACAGATTTAGAACTGCCGGAAGAAGGCGCACTTGAATGGGTGCAGGACAATTACGACGATTGCTACAAAGTGACAACCATTGATAAATACGAGGACATTCTTCCCCATTTTGAAATAGGGGGCGTGTAAATGGAAGAGAAGGAAAAACTTACCATACAGGATGCAGAGAACGCACAGAAAGGCATTCTTGCACTTGCCCTGGCATACCCGGATTATCCCAAGCTGTTTAAGGCTGACAATACGACAATAAGATGGAACTCTGTCAATACAGACAGGTCTATCGGGTTATTCCCAATGCAGGGAGCGGTATATCTGAAAAAGTATGTCAGCGGCAGTTATGTGGCACAGATGCCATTTCAGATGGTTTATAAGTGTGCCCCAACTACCAATAAGGCAAGCATTGAAGCACAGGATATGTTAAACAGCCTTGCGGCATGGATGGAAGAGAGCGGGATCGAATTCAAGGACCCGCATCTGACATTGCAGTCAATCGCAAGGACTTCCCCAGTGTTTGGCAGTGAACAGGATGATAAAACGGTTATGTATGCTGTGAATATGCAGCTTAAATATTTTTATAAAAAGTAGGGAAGAGAGGATAAGAAGTCATGAAGAAAAGTGCATTAATTATGAATACGAATTTACAGTTTTTCGCCGAAGATCGTACCAACATGGTGTCATTACTTGATATTGGTACTCTCATCGGCAGTACAGCCAAGATCGTAGAGATGGGCGATGGCTACAAAGAGATCACAGAGGACTGGGGACCGAATACAGAGTCAACCCAGTACGTCAACATGAAAAACGCAAATAACACGGTAAAAGGATATGAGTTTTCGACAACGCCGGAGCGTGATTATATGTCTGATGATATGCAGACTGCAATCGATACGATGTTTAAGTTATTCCCGACCGGAAAGCAGTGTGAAACATATTATTACAGATATTATAAAACAGACATTACAAAAAATACAGGCGATTGCATCCGCGTCCCGGTTACGGTGTGCCCGTCAAGCACAGGCGGCTCCGGCGGCGATACGCTGACATCTTCGATTCAGATCAACGGAAATGGTGCGGTAGAACTTGGAACGATCACGATCGCCGGTGATGGCACATTTACATGGGCGGTGAAAGCGTCCGGTACATCAGGAAAATAATAAACGGTGTTAATCAAAAATCAGCATAATCGGGTGGGTTCATTTCAGTCCTGCCCGATTTCTGAAAGGATGGTAATTTATGGAAGAATTAGTATTAGACAGTGGTGTCAGAAAAATTGCAATTAAAAATGAGGACGGGGATGTCATTACCGTGTTGAGCATTAATGTCGCAGATGCCGACACAGCCGAGCGATTCGGACAGGTCATCAACAAACTGGAAAGAATCTCCGAGAACTGTGAGAAAGAGGCGGCAGCATGGAAGAAAGAACATGCACAGGATGAGGTAGATTCTGACAACGTTGATGTTGAGTCGGTTTTACAGGCAAACAGAATCCGGGTGAAGTACCTGAAACAGATTGCAGCAGAGATCGACGGTCTGTTTGGGGAAGATACGGTAAAGAACGTGTATGGAGATTTCACGCCGGATGAGACGGCACTGGTGGAATTTGTCGAGAAGATCATCCCGGTCATGAATAAACTCTTCGGCAAGCGTTACGAGATGACTAGAAAACGCTATAACTCCGGCAGAAAAGGAGCACGGGCATGATTAACGTCATGCTCGATCCGCTGCCTGAGGAATGGAACTGGTACAAGGTTAATACATCATTTCGGATCGGTATCCAGGTATTCCTTGTGCAGTATGACAAAGAACTGAATGAATATGAAAAGAGTGACGCACTGATCTATCTGCTGTTCGATGAACGGGAGCACCCGGATGGGGATGAACTTCGTCAGTGTGTAGAGTGGTTTCTAAATGGCTGGTTTCATGACAAACCGGGATCTGCAAAGGATAATCGTAGGCTTGTTGATTATGATGTTGACCAGTGGCGTATTTATGCAGATTTCCGGCAGATATATGGGATCGATCTCTCCTTGGATGATATGCACTGGTGGATGTTCAATGGTCTGCTCTGGAATATGCCTTATAAACAGTCATCATTCCAACAGGTTATAGAGATCCGCAGGAAGAAAATCACATCCAAGATGGGAAAAGAAGAGAGACAGGCGATTAAGGAAGCACAGGAAATGTATGCCTTAGAACAGCCGGAAGAAAAGAAAGAGTATACCGAGGATGAGAAAACAAAGATTGACGAATACGATCAGATGATGGCAGAGATCAGAGCAAAGAAGAAAGCAGAAAAGGAACTGGGATTAGTTTAGGGAGTGAGGATTGCATATGGCTGGTGGGTATGATGGAGAAATCAGAATCAATACAAGAATTAACACAAATGAATTCAACACAGGAATAAACTCTATTGTGTCTAGTATTGGAAGAATTGCAAAAACATTAGGACTTGCTATATCAGCTACTGCATTTATAAGATTCGGAAAAGAAGCGATTGAACTTGCATCTGACTTAACAGAAGTTGACAACGTTGTGAATAAAGCATTTGGTAATATGCGCAGTGAAATGGATGCATTGGCAGAATCTGCTATCAAGAACCTTGGAATGAGCAGATTAATGGCATATCAGACTGGATCAACTTTTATGAGTATGGGAAAGTCAATGCTTACGAGTTCCGAGGATGCTAAGAATATGGCTCTGGAACTCACAAAGTTGACTGCTAATATGGCATCCTTTTTCAATGTATCACAGGATCTGGCAAGTATTGCCTTGAAATCCATATATACAGGGGAAACAGAAACTCTCAAGCAGTATGGCGTTGTCATGACCGAGGTAAACTTGAAACAGTTTGCACTTGAACAGGGAATAACAAAATCGTATTCTGCAATGTCACAGTCAGAGAAAGTAATGCTTCGTTATCAGTATGTTATGAGCCAGTTATCCTATATAGGTGATGATTTTATAGATACGCAGGATTCCTGGGCGAATCAGACAAGAATTTTGTCTGAACAGTGGAAAGAATTCATGGGTATCATTGGAAATGGACTGATTACAGTATTAACACCGGTTGTCCAATTTTTAAATAAAATTGTTGCTGCCCTTATTAATGTTGCAAATACAATCAGTGCGATTATGTCAAAAATATTTGGCATTCAAATGCAGCAGATGAGTACAACGGCGTCGGCTGCGGAAGATGTTGCTGATGGATATTCTGATGCAGCAGATTCTATGGATGACTATGCAAACTCTGTATCGAACGCTGCAAAGAAGGCAAAAGGCGCGCTTGCTTCCTTTGATGAATTGAATGTTATATCGAAAAATCAGACGTCTGGCAGTGGGTCTGGTGGATCTGGTGGCACCGGTGGAACGGAAATAAAACCATTTGATACGTCAACTCAGGAGAGTGTTATAGATCAGCTTGAAGGTAAGTATAAGAAGTTTTTCGACTATCTTAAAAAGTTAAAAGATGATTTTATTAATGGGTTTCAAACTTCTTGGAATAATTTAGATGTTGACTCACAGGTTGAAAACATTAAAAAAAGTTTAGAGGGTATAAGAAAATCGCTTGTTGATATTTTTGCTGACAAAAGTGTATTGAGCGCAGCAGATAATTTTGCACAGACCGTTGTAACGTCTCTTGGCAGTATTAGTGCGTCTGTAATCAGTATTGGAACAACTATTGCAGAAAACTTTTTAGGGGGATTAAATAGCTATCTTGAAGAAAACTCTGGAAGAATAAAACAGTTTTTGATTAATTGTTTTAACATATCATCCGACATTACAACACTCATAGCTGAAGCATTTGAAACAATTGCAGATATTTTTTCTGTATTTGGAGATGAAAATGGACAGCAAATTACGGCGGATCTAATACAGATATTTGCTGATGCATTTTCTTTTATTACGGAAACTGCTTTAAAGTTTGTCCGAGACATGTTAGATATTCTCGTAACGCCAATTTCAGATAATAGCGAGAGTATTAAGAACACTTTGAATAATCTACTTGGATTTATCCAGCAGATAACAGGTGTTCTGAGTGATATTGTAAGACAAATAACAGATGGACTTACAGCTTTATATGATGAGCATTTAAAACCTTTTTTCGATTCCGTAAGAGACGGATTATCAGAGATAATGGCAGAAGCGTTGAAGTTATGGGATGAATATATTCAACCAGTACTGAATTATATTGCGAAATTAGTAACTGAAACGTATGAACAGCATCTAAAACCTGTTATAGACAATTTGATGGGATTATTAGGGGCGGTCATAGATTTGATAAAAACTTTATGGGAAGTAGTGTTAAAGCCTCTCATCATATGGCTAATGAATACTCTTGCACCGAAAGTATCTGACATTGCAAAAAAAGTAAGTGGATTTGTTTCAGCAGCAGTTGATATCATTTTAGATTGCATTAGTTTCGTGCTGAAAAATGCAGAAAATCTTATAAAAATTGTCACAGCACTTATTAATGGAGATTGGAAGGGGGCATGGAATGCTGCAAGAGATTTCGTTAAAGATGGAGCAAATGGAATTATAAAAATTATAGAAACAATGGTAAATAAAATCATTGATGGAATTAACACATTAACGAACGGATTTAATAGTATCGGTTTTGATGTTCCGGATTTCTTAGGAGGAGGCTCATGGCATCCTAGCATCCCGACAATTCCAAATGTAAATCTCCCACGTCTTGCCAACGGCGGTATCACAACCGGCAGCACTCTCGCAAACATCGGAGAAGCCGGACGCGAAGCAGTACTTCCACTCGAAAATAACCTGTCTTACATGAAACCGCTTGCAGAAATGATCGCAAGTGAGATGAAAGGCGTGCAGACGGTGCGGATCGTAGCGGACGAAGGAAAGATTTTCAAAATTGTAAAGGAAGAGGCAAACGACTATTACCGGAGAACCGGAAGTCCGGCATTTGACTTTTAGGAGAGGAGCGTATAAATGGCATACAGCGGTTTTTTAATAAAAGTAGGCAATTACACAGTTCCTTTCCGGTATATAGAGGCAAAGAAGTATAAATGCGGTATCAAGGGGCAGGATCTTGATTCTTACCGGGATGCGAACGGGATACTGCACCGGGAGGCATTGAGCAACGTCTCGATTAAAACAGAATGGGAAACGCCGGGAGATATAGATGAGAAAGCATTGCGTGCACTGATGGATAACATCAGATCCCAATATTCCCATGCAATCGAAAAGAAATCGCTTGTTACCGCATGGATGCCGGAAATCGGCAATTATGTAACGATGGACTGCTATATGCCCGACGTGGAGTATCAGATAGATTATGCAGATGAATGGACGGTCCAGTATGGATCATTCCGGCTGGCATTTATCGGATATGGAGGTGTAATTGGATGATTGATTTTAAATATGCTGATTTATTTAAACAGAATAGCGTTGATGTCCAGCTTGAGATTATTTCCGATGATGAGAAAATCCATATCACAAATACGGAATTTCATGAGGATGAGTTTGAATTAACAGAAAGCCTGTGTTCACAGTCTGAATTGACTTTTGGTGCTGTCGAAGCCGGATCTGTAAAATTCAAGGTTTCAAATATTTTTCTTCCAATGAAAGGAAAATGGCTGACCGCCAGAATGACGATCGGTGGGCACACAGATCAGCCTCTTTTAATAGGAAGATTCAAAGGTTATTCAGATACACCGACTGCTGACAGAAAATACCGAGATGTAGTGGCATATGATGCCCTTTATGACATTTTAAATGCAGATGTGGCAGCATGGTACAACACTGTCTTTCCATCCCATAAAGAGCAGCAGAAAGATAAAGATGGAAAAACTACGACTGTTACAGTTTATGATCCAGTCACAATGAAGCAATTCCGGGACAGCTTTTTTAAGCACTTCGGGATTGAGCAGGCTGACATTGCTCTCATTAATGACAATATGTCTATTGAGAAAACGGTAGCGGTCACGGCATCCAGTGAGACAAGCTCTGCTACAGAGGAATCAAGCACCATAGGCGAATCCATGAGCGGCAAAGAAGTGTTGTCCTGCATTTGTGAGATCAATGGCTGCATGGGTCACATGGGGCGTGACGGGAAGTTTCATTATATATATCTGGAGCAGAATATACAGGGACTTTATCCGAGAAACGATCTTTATCCGGCAGATGATTTGTTCCCAAGAGATCCGAAAAGCAACCGTATCGGGAAGGATTTATATATAACGGCTGAGTATGAAGATTCTCTTGTTAAAACAATCAATAAGTTACAGATCCGGGAGCAGAAGAATGATATCGGCGTGATCGTGGGTACTGGAGACAATGCTTATGTGATCGAGGATGATTTTCTTGTATATGGCAAAGGCACAAAAGAACTGAAAGGCATTGCAAAAAATATTCTTTCCAAGATCAGGGGTATTGTTTATCGCCCGTTTACGGCAGACTGCAAAGGAAATCCGTGTCTTGAGGTCGGGGATGCAGTGCGGCTGCCGACCAGATATGAACTGATTGAGTCCTATATTCTGAAAAGAACCCTGAAAGGTATACAGGCTTTGCGTGATGATTTGGAAGCGGATGGGGAAGAGTACCGGACAAACGGGGCGAACGGAATACAGAAAAGTATTTTAAAGCTCAAAGGCAAGAGCAATGTGTTGGAGCGAACCATTGAAAAGACACAGAGCACGATCGAGAATAAAGAAGAACAACTGATATCACGGATCACGCAGACCGCAACCGAAATTCGCACAGAAGTTAAAAATACAACGGATGGTTTATCATCGAGAATCACGCAAAATGCGAGCAGTATTACAGCAGAAGTTAAAAGGGCCCAGGGACAGGAAGTTGAACTTGCAGCAGCTATTAAAATTAATGAGGACAAGATTACAGCGGAAGTTACGAGAGCAAGCGAAGCAGAGGGCGTTTTGTCCGGAAAGATAGAGGTAACTGCAACTAAGATACGGTCAGAAGTCAGTGCTTCGTTGAATGCATGGAATATTGATGGCTATGATATTAATTATTATGGTTTTGGAAAACCCCAAGATACTTACCCTGCATCATCCAAATATAATGGACGCAGTTTTTTAGATCAGGATAGTGGAAAATTGTATGGCTGCGATCCGGATGGCGGAATTAACAGCGGTAAATATAAATGGACATTGATAACCACGCTTAAGCAGCTTTCATCCAATATGTCCAGTGCGATTACGCAGACATCAAAGGGGATCGAAAGCAAAGTTACAAGAGATAGTGTTGTTTCAGAAATCAACCAGTCAGCCGAGGGCATCAAAATTAAAGCAAAACTGCTTGAATTAAAAGGTTCTATGGAAATGACCGGGGGATATATGCATATTCAAGCGGAAGAGTCTGTAGAAAACCTTATTGAATTTAAACGCAGTGGAACACTTGTACAGATGGGAACGGATGGATTTCGAACAGTGGAAGGAACGCTTGAAAGTCCAAACCATCAATGTGTCGTTCAATATAATCATATCTCACTAAATAAAGGCGGAACAGACACGGACCACTGCATGATTAATCTGGATGGGGATACCGGTGTTGCTGGATTTAGAGGGGGTGTGATTGACGGCTCAGATAAAAGAATGAAAAATACAATTTCAGACTTGGACAAAAAACGATCATCGGAGTTTATTTATTCTTTAAGTGCAAAATCGTATCGTTATAATTTCGAAAGGGATGGATTTCATCATGGCTTTATAGCACAGGATGTTTTGAAAAAAGCGGAAAAAGGGTGGAATATTTGTCCAAAAACGTTTTCAGACAGCAATGGGAAAAAGTATTACGGACTGAAATATACGGAACTGATTGCTGATCTGGTTGCCACAGTGCAGTTGCAGCATGACGAGATAGAACAGTTAAAGGAAAAGGTGGAAAATCTATGATAAATGCAAAAATTCGTGAATTTGAAAACGACATTATAAATTATGTAAATTTGTGCGGGGATGTCCCAATCGAAGCTAAGTACCTGGTGTTTAAGGATATTCTATATCAGATCAAGGAAGAAGCAAACCGACATGTTACAGTAGAACGTGAACAGATGAAGCTTGCAAAGGAAAGGGAGAGTGAGGATCATGAATAAAGCGCATATTGATATTAATTGGGAGAATTACCCGAGTGATGAAACACCGCTTAATGAAAGAAACCTCAATAAAATGGATGGCTCGATTGATATCATTGATGATCGTGTAATCACTCTCGATACCACAAAAGCAACCAAGACGGAAGTGGCAACCCTTGTTGCGGATGTGACATTCGAGGAATCGACGGGAATTATCACAATCACGAAAAAGAACGGATCCAAGATTACAATCGACACGCAGATGGAGAAGATCGCGATCAACTTCGATTATAACCCGATTACACAGCAGATTATTTTGACTCTGATCGATGGTACGAAGCAGTACATAGACCTGTCGGCACTGATTACACAGTATGAGTTCCATGATTCTGATACGGTAGCTTTTTATATTGATAAGGATGGAAAAGTGTCTGCCATCGTCAAAGAGGGTAGCATCGAGGAAAAACACTTGGAGCCAAACTATCTTGCAAAAATTAAGGTGGAAGTAGCAAAGTCAGAGTCAAGCCAGCAGGCAGCGGCAATGTCCGAAGCCAACGCCAAAGCAAGTGAGAATGCTGCAAAAGCCAGTGAAACAGCGGCAAAAACATCCGAAACCAATGCCAAAGCGTCAGAGACAGCGGCAGCGAAGTCAGCTACGGCGGCAGAGGCATCCGAAAGCAACGCAAAAGTCAGTGAGACATCCGCCAGTGAATCATCCGCCACAGCCACGGAGAAAGCATCATCCGCCAGTCAGTCAGCTGATACAGCAACCGAAAAAGCAGATATTGCAACTCAAAAGGCTGCGGAGATCATCGGTAAGGCGGAATCTGCAGAAGAAAGTGCAACCAAGGCACAGAGTTATGCTGTTGGTGGTACAGGAAGCAGAGAGGGCGAGGATTCTGACAATGCCAAGTATTACTATCAGCAGGCAAAAGACATATCAGAAGGACTTAAAGGTGGATTGCAGCCACACGGAACAGTTGCATTTGCAGATCTTCCGGCACTTGCAGATGTTAGCACAGGGTGGATGTTCAATATTTCAGACGAATTTACCACCACGGATGACTTTAAAGAGGGAGCAGGGAATGTAATTCCTGCCGGTGCCAATATTTATAAAACATCAGATGAAAAGTGGGACGTGCTTGCCGGTACGCCGGTTACTGGCGTGAAAGGTGCGAAAGAAAAATCATACCGACGTGGAAATGTCGATCTGACTGCAGCTAATATTGGAGCAGTACCAACCGGCGGAGATACGGCAGAGAATACAGCAACTTTTACGAGTAGTGATGTGGCAGACGGATCAGCGTCAGCGTGGACGACTGTATCAAAATTATCAAGCGGCGAAAAACACTCTTCAATTTTTGCAAAGGTGTCACAGATGTTCAAGAATGTGCGGTATCTCTATAAAATGCTTGGAACGACAGACATTTCTAAGATTGGGAATGGTACTTGTACCGGGGCGATATCATCGTTAAACAGCGGTTTAGCCAATAAATATTTCCTAAAAGTATTAGCAAAAGACTGGTCTGGATTTGTCGGTACATTGTTTCCACAATTTAATGTGCAAAATGATAATGTTGTCGATATTTATGCTGATAAAACTGACGGTACATATCCTGCTGTACGTGTTGCCCGTGCTAGTGCAGATTATGATGGTAATAACATTCCAGACACATATTTAAAAAAGTCAGATGCCAAAAATAATGTATCTGGCTTATCCAATACTGCAACAAATTATAATGACCAAACTCCTGTCGTGCAGTATTTCACTGTCCCGGATGATGGGTATTATCTTATTACAGGTCTTGTCACTTTCAGTTCAAACGCAAATGGGTTTCGTGAAGTTTTTATAACAAATACAACATCTAACTATGTCATGGGACGAGTCAGAGTTCCTGCGGTATCCGGCGGTGCAGTAACTTTACAGGTAACGAGTGGTGGCACTTTCGGACCGGGACAGACTGGTACACTCAGTACTTATCAGAACTCAGGTTCAAATCTTAATGTGCAGGAATGGTTAAGTATGGTAAAGATCGCGCCTAAACTGTAAAATTTAAGGATTTTTAACTTCTGTTTTACGAATAAAGCGGACAACTTGGCACAAAAGAAAACTTGTGCAGAAATATAATAAAATCAAGAACCTAAGAGCCGATTACATGACCATGTGTTGTGTAGCCGGCTCTTTTAAATAACAAGCCTACGGGCAGAAAGAGAGGAAAAAAGAAAATGGAATCAATTATAACCGCATTAATCACAGGGGGGCTTGCACTGATTGGCACTGCACTGACAGTCAGTAGCAGTCAAAAAAAGACCGAACACAAGCTGGAAACAGCACAGGCGGTCACAGATTGCAAGATTGAAGAACTGACACGCGAAGTAAGATTACATAACAACTTCGCACAGCGTGTTCCGGTAATGGAAGAGCAGATCAGGGTAATTAACCACAGAATAGCAGATTTAGAGGAGGAGTGATATTATGGCAGATTTAGGATTTTTAACAGGATTTAGGGTGCCGGTAATAGTAGGGATTTGCCTTTGCGTCGGCTATGTAATTAAGAAATGGATTAAGGACGTTGATAACAAGTGGATTCCTACTGTATGCGCCGTTTTGGGCGTTATATTAGCAATTTGGATGAATGGATGGAGCGTTTCTCCATCAATCATTTTAAGCGGCTTATTCAGTGGATTAGCAAGCACCGGTTTACATCAGTTATTCAAACAGTATTTAGAGAAAGGCGGTAAAACAGAATGAGAGATATGAAAGCATTACACCCGGATTTACAGGAGAAAATCACACTTTTACAGAAGAAATGTGCGGCTGCCGGAATTACGATCGGCATTGGAGAGTGTCTCAGGACAAAAGCAGAACAGGATGCCTTATATGCACAGGGCAGGACAAAGCCGGGAAAGATCGTCACAAATGCCAAAGGATCCAGTTACAGTTCCATGCACCAGTGGGGCGTAGCATTTGATTTCTACTTGAAAATGGATGTGGACGGGGACGGTAAAACTTCGGATGATGCATTTAATAATTCTACCGGATTATATGATAAGGTAGGAAAAATCGG